CTAATATATGGAATCGAGCCCGAACCTTCAACGAATGCGTTACCGAAATTGGTTGTGCCGTCGCTAATAGCTTTGAAGGCTAAAGACTTGCCGCCACGGATAGCAACTCCCTTCATTACAGGTGGGCCAAAAACGCCCCAAGGAACTAATTCTTGAGCGAGGGCGCCATTTTTAACAGAGTCATCAATTTCAATTCGAACAAAATCGGACATATTATCATAAGTTCCGTAAGTTCTCATCCTCTCATTGGTGCTGTCCCATTCTTCGTACTTGTCGCCAATGCGGCGGCCGACATAATTAACCGAATCAATATCTAAGTTACATCCAGCAAAAACTTCGACGGCGCCGTTGGCATCGTCCTTCGAGCCCAATCTTCTAAGAACAACATCAAACGAACCATAACGATATTTTGTGTTATTGGAGGGTAAAATGTTCTCGATCGAAACCTTCATGTTGTTTTGCAGCCATTCGCCGTGGTTTCTTCCAATCAATCTAAATAGTTTCTGTGCGTTCTCAGCATTGAAATCCGTTGCGGTACCGGTATCTTGGGCAATAAACCACCCTGTTCTACCATCGGCCCAGTCTTCTCTATGCATTTGCCACTCAGCGTTACTGTTGCCGAGTCCAAGAAGCATGCCCATTTGACCACCGGGCTTGTTGTAATATTGTGCAACACCCTTGACGCATCGGTCATGAATGTCCGCACTTGATAGATCTACAACTCCCTCGATTCCAGACCATGCAGAACCGCTATACATATTAACATTATGGAGTATCTCTTGTTCGAAAGACTCTCCTAACCAATAGGTTGCCCGATCGGATCCATAGACATCGTTGCTTGTACGAGCAGGATCTGTATTGAAAACTCTTCTAATATAGTGTTCCGAATCGGGATCAAAGTTAAACTTATAAACATTGCTGTCGCCAGCACTATCAAAAATTCTGGCCGTGAAGGTGTTCTTAAGGTCTCCGCTCTCGACGCTAGAACGGCCCATCCAAGCCGAGCCCGATGCAGCTGTTGATCCATCGGTTCCCTTTCCTTCCAGCACGATTGCACCTTCAGTTAAATACCATACGGCAGCAAGAGAGCCGGTCAGCTGAGGGACAGCGGCGTTGTCATAGGCATGGGGTACCTCGCTCGCGGAATCGCTGCCGCCGGCGGGAGGAATTGCCGGTACGGCTGTTGAATCATTCAAGGTTCCTTGTGAGCCAGAAGGCCACATCCAAAGTCCATAGGCGCCGCCATTTGTACTCAACACAGAAGCGTTACCTGTGCTGGCGCCGGTAGGGGTAACATGACTGACTACGGTACCAGAGGAGTTTTTGGTTTCCCAGCCAGCATTTCCTGCCGTGGAAGCGCCAATCGATTGTTCGCCCAAGAGACGCAAAATGGTTGGCGGTGATACGCCGGCGTTGAGCCAAGCTTCGGCCGCATATGCAGCATAAGTCGGGCCTCCGTGCGCTGGGCCGCGCCATGCATCAGAGGCTGCGCCTCCGGGGTGCGGTGCACCGAATATTCTAACAAACTCTGAGTAGCTTGTAACTGTGACGGGCCTCATTCCTGGGCCCTGTCTAAACCTTCCAACGAGCAGCGGGCCGCGCTCTGGTCTGGCTGCCTCTAATACAGATCGATCTACCTCTTTTAGAAAAATTCCGGGTGATACGAACCGATAACCTTTTACTGACATTCTATGTTATCTCCTCATTTAATAAAAATGCACATTTAGTGGATTAGTTACACTATTTTATCGTTAGTAAATAGTTGTGAAATTTATGAAACTCCAAATTTCTTATGTTTCTACGAGATATAACTAATCGTCTAAATTTTGCGGTAATCCTTATCAGTATCTAAATAGGGATTAATATCACCGAGCGCCGACCTTTCACGAGATATTTTCACCTCAACTGCGTTTTCTCTCACGGAAACCTTGGGACGATCATCGTTATCGCCGGAGCCCACTATATATCCCAACACTCTAATCGATATTTTTGCCTCGTAATCCTTTTCCGATTCACCGACATCTTTTGAATTGCTAACTAGATTATATTTCCCATCAATAAAGGTTTCATAATCGTGACCATCGCTAGAAATAAGTACCGAATCAATACCAGAGCTGTTAGGCTTATTAATGATGGTCGATAAAATATCGTTGATTTGTTGTTGATACTCCGTCTTGACAGTGACGCTATATGTCACATTGATATAGACCGGTAACGGAATCAGGATCGACTCATAGACAACCTTCTTGTTCGGTGTCTTCACTCCAACATTCGCATGTTTGTTTACGGTCTCATTTGCAAAATTAGATGTCTTTTTCTGCTCAATCCTTCGAGAAATCTGCCTTACTCCGCCCCGCACAGATAACAGATCATCTGTCGAGTTTCCGACATTTTCTGGTAGTGCTGCATAATGTGAACCTTTATTTCTTAAATCCTTAACTATGCTGGTTCTTTCGATCGAGATCAGCGGCAGTTTTAAAGATCCGGATGAGTCGCGCAACTCTTTATCGTGTTTGATTTGATAATTTCGTTCTGCCGATAACCATATTACTGGGACTTTTTTCCAACCTTTGTTTGTAGTTGTATGCGCATTAACATCATCGCTCAGCCACTCAAATAGAGCGCGATCAATCGTTTCAATCGTTGACGGCATTAATTCGTATTCTTTAATTTTAGACACTTAGGTGCACTCCTTATGTTGCATCGAAAAGGCCCTCGCGTGCTCGAATACACTTAGCGGAAATTTCCATCTTATGGTCAACTTGGCCAAATAGTGCACGCGGCTCTGCGAGTGTCACGATTTCATAGTATATATCTCCGTATTTCACAAAATCTCCCTCACGCACATATAGCTCTTGGTCTTCCGTCAGGCGTCTTCTGTGAAAATGCACAGTCATTGAAGAATCTTTGTCCATACCGGTGTTCCCGGTTTTGGTGCGTATGCCATCCCACTCGACTAAGGCGTAAACTCTGATCGGTGGTAGAAAAGTCTTCTCAATGGCTTCCCCATATATATCGTGGTAGTTCGTAAGACCAACATCGATTGGATAATACACAACCTGCTGCCCTACAACGCGTTCAACAAGCTCGTCATTAACTTGCTTGACTAAATCGCGTTCTTTCTTTCCTGCAAAGAGCGGGGGAGGCGGCTGATCTGGCTGTTTCCATTTATTACTACCCATACATCAGTTCTCCTATCCCACAATAATCGGCAAAGGCACCTTTTCCTGTATCTTTTGCGCCGTGTCTGTAATCGCGGCATCCTTTTCCATAAGCTTTTGATATGTGAGTTCATCAAGAGTGTTTTTAAGCTCTTCTCTGAGCTTATCTTGATCATCGCGAGCTTCTTGGATCAGCGCTGGGCCATTGAGCGAAATTGCTTCTCCGGGAATTGGAATGGATGCAAATTTGCTTCGAATCTGCCCCAACATCTCCTTTGAAAGAGCTAATGCAAATCGGCGGATCCACTGCTTTCCAATTGCGTTGATGTTTTTGTACGGTATATTCTCAAAAGGCAGCGTATTCATATTGTTGACGCCGTGAGTGCCTGTCTGTCTCGTTGAATCCTCTTCCCATGGAGCAAATTCCTGATCAATGGTGAAATGGAACCAGATTCTTGATGGGCTTATACCCGAAGGTGTCGGAAAAAGCCTAATTTTGTTGTTCTTTAGCTCATAAGAGTAATGTGAAACTCGGGTCCAGATATTATCTTCAAACTGCATTGCTTGCAGCTTGTTGTGCCATGCGGGAATCAGCTCAAATGTCGAATCATCTGCATACATACCGTATGAAGACATATTTCCTACGGTATTGATGCCTCCGTAATATCCAAAGAATCTCCACATAGAGTGTGGGGTTTTAAAATAAACCTTTTTGATACGAATTCTTTTTCCCGGAGAATCAACTTTGTCTGAAAAGTTTTCTCCGGTGGCTTCTGCCACAATTTGCTGTAAATCATAATCTTGCTTCAACTGTTCCGTCGCGAAGGAGGCGGAGTACTCCGTAACTGTGCCTCCTATCCCCGATCGTGTGGCCAGCGCGTCGGACACGCGGCGCTCGTACGCAAGAGTGTACCGCGGATATTTTAAAGCTACTGCGCGGTCTGTCTCGCTGGATCCAGAAAGAGGATCGTCCACCACAAAGCGGCCCTGATGATCGAAACTACCAGTAGATGCTCCCAGCAAATCTGACAACACATTTTTTGACTGGTGCATGTTTATAATATACGAATATTCTAGCACCGCTTCTTCATATGCTGCATAAACATTTCCTGCAGTCAGTTCGATATCGAGTACATCGCCGCCGAGCTTCTTGTAAGTGTAGGCGACCTGCTCTGCAGCGCCCGATAAGAACCCTACAGAGGCCGAGTACATGCCATACGGTAACGAAGTCGCAACTAGACTGGTGCTGCCCGTAGAAGGGAGCACAACGGCGCTAAGCTGGCTAGCGGGAGTGAGTGTGGGATAAGACATACATGTAGCCTCCTACAAACTAATTAGTTCGCAAATTGCAAAGCCGAAATGTTAAATTCGTTTTATTGTGTTGCTTCAGTAGTTTTGGCTTTAGTTCTCGTCTTTCTGGCTCTCGTTGGTGTTTTTCTAGTCTTAGACTTCGTCGTTTTTGTTGTCTTGGTCGGAGTTGTCGTGTTAGCAGTCTCCGTCTTAAGAGTTGGAGTAACAACTTCTGTACTTTCGACGCTGATAGCGGCCTCAATAGGGATTGTCGTTGCCGAAACAGTTGCACTCTCCTCTACAACAGCTGCCTCTGTCGTATCTGTATTATCCGCAAGGCGAATTCTGCTAATCGGATGTGCAGATAGTTTCCCCCTATATTTACTTGAAGTCAAAATTCTTCTTTTTTTACCCATAATGGCCTCCTGTGTTATAATAATTAGTTGTTAAAAGAGAAAACCCCTCTTCCTTGCAGAAGAGGGGCCAAAACCTTAAAGGTTTATAAAAGCTAAAACTTTGTAATATTAACCAAGTGTCGGCTCAACATCAGAAGCGATGTAAGCTTGCCAAGTAGAATTAGTTCCATCATCAGCAATGCAGAGAAGTTCAACTCTCGATCCTGCCACAGAGAGGGCGCCCAAGGTCAAAGTGTCTCCAGAAGTTGCTAAGCGCGGATAACTGCCCGTGGCGTAATCCAATCTTTCTGCATAGAAGTTGGACACGCTGTCGCCCGGAAGTACGAATGTTACCGACTTGCCGCTGCCGACTGCGGTCGTCACCATAAATGAATAACTTAGACCCACATTGTCTGGGCTAAGTGCCGGCAAGTTGACAACAATGTCGCCTGTGCCGTCAATGTTAAAGTGTGTTCCTCCTTGTGCAGCCGTCAAAGTTGCTGTGACTGCGGCGCCAGTGTTAAAGGTGCTGTTATCTACCTTTTTTCTGGACATTTTTAATTGGTTTTGATTTTCGTTAATCAGGCTCCGAATTCGTGCCCAACCTACTCTTTTTGTTCCCATAATTATGTTCTCCTTTTAGTATAAATTAGGTCAATTAACGAAGGGTTTTAAATCCTCCGATCATAAGTAGTTTTATCAAAATGAAAGCCCCCGCCAAAAGGCGAGGGCTTAACATTATATTTACGCTGCTAGTGTTTAGCTAGTGGCGCCGGCTTCTCCGAGGAGACCGCGTACGATAACCAGTCCATACATATCCGGACGGACCATCTTCTTACCGTAGCGCGTCATGACGCCCTTACGGGGTACGAAGTCTTCCGTTCCGAAGATTGTAGGAGTGGTCTGCAGTGGCACATAAGGTGCGTACACATACCCGCTCTCAAGGAAGCTATTGCCTCTACGGCCCACAAGAACAAGGTTCCGCGGGAAATAGGGGTCAACATAGACATCCCACTTCTTGGAAATAGAGCCAGCGTTAACTGCTCCGACAGAGCCCTTATCGGCATCAGCGGTGATGTTAGCACGGAATCCACTGGTGAACTCAAGGATGTTGGCAACCTCTGGCGAACACACCAAGAAGTTAGCTCCACCTCTTAAGGTCTTGCGGTGAATTTGTGCAGACACATCGTTGATGGTCTCAACAAGAGTCTCATACCACTCGCTAACCGTACCGGTGAAGTCCGGAGCAGCCGAAGACGCTCCAATTTCTTTACCAGTTGAACGGTTGACGAACATACCCGGGGAACGAGACCAGTAGTAGGTACCTGCCGTTGCTCCGCGGACGAGATCGTTAAGAATCTCGCGGTCAATCTCAAGAGCAATTTGCTCAGAGAGAATTCCAGTAAGCTCGACTTCGGCGTCAAGGTTGTGATAGGCATTAAGATCCTGTCCCAACTCTGGCGTCCACTTAGCCTTGAGCTTCTTGGTTGCCGCGGTGATTGCTACGGAATCGACCTTGATGTCGATCTCGGCAATACTACCTAAGTTCTCCAGTCCCCAAGTGTCGTTACCAACAACTGCACCAAGTGCTCTCTCGCCCACATTATCAAGGTTATCCTTGATTGGGAAAGTGAAAGTCTTGGCAGCCTCAAGCAGCTCAACAACCATATCACCAGTCGTAGAGTCGGAACGAGCGGTTCCACCGACCGATTCCCAGACCATGACGACCTGAGCATTGGCGAGGTTCTGACCTTCCAAAGCACGAAGCGACTGAGTTCCATCAACATCCACAATCTGAGTCAGACGGCGAACGAGGCGCAGCTTGGACGGGTCGCACTGAGCAGTGCCAGTACCACTAACATCGGGCGCAATGGCAATCAAGTTATCAAGCGCAAGTGGCGTGGCACCTTGAGGTGCTAAAGCCGTTGATGCAGTAGCAATAGTGACGACAACAGCAGAACCAGAAAGGTCCGCATCATAGCGTACCAACTGATCTAATGTGACATCTTCTCCGCCTCGATATGCAGACTCTTTACCAAGTGCCGAAGGCTGAAGGACGAAAGCCGAGCCAACGCCGTCATGGTCGCCGGAACCCGAAGCTGCAGATCCATCACCAACAACGCCGTGTGCCAAAATGGCGAGGGTCATAGTCGTAGAACCAGTAGCGGACGAATATCCTTGGTGCATAGAGTAGAAACCCTTTTCAGCAGCAGCTGCGGACAGATCGACACCACCGGTGATCTGCTGGCCAACGACTCCACCACCGAAGAGTGACTCTTCAGCAGCATCAGCGCCTCTGGCCCCCTCGTACTGAAAGTCGAGGAAGAAGATAAGTCCACTAGGTAAACTCATCGGTTGTACGGAAACAAGATCGTTAGCAATTAAGCCTCCGAAAACGCGTCGTACGATAGGAAATGCAACGGATGCAAAACCTTCAACATCACTCCCGGCGCCCATAGAAGACACCTCGCGGAGTAGCTCTTTAGCTTGGTTTTCAAGCAAGCGAGCCATACTAGAACGAGAGTGTTCGCTACCAAGTCCCTCAAGAAGTCCGGTACGCTCCCACTTTGACAGCAGTGCAGTACCCTCCTTTCCGAGATCTCTGTTAACAATACCCTCAGTTAATTTCTGAAGTACAGACATTTTAATATTTCTCCTTTTTGTATTGTTTATGTTTGTGCTATTCTAAACCTGCAAGAGTTTTCATCCGTGTATACAGTTGAGTATCAACAGATTTCTTCTGCTTGCGTCTAGGAAGTAAAAGTGACCGGTCTCTTGTTACAGCTTCGCGTAGTGATTGTGGCTTTTTACTACTAGTAGTGCTGCCCACTGCGCTTTGAAGAGTCTCATAGATGACTTTTGCCTCTTCTACTGAACCGCACTGCGAGATCGCGTCGACAATTTTGTTTCTCTGTCGCTCATTCAGCGAGGGATCGCCCAAAACACGGTTCGTGTAAAGCAGCTTAGCGTTAGATAAATTAACGCGAGTGATGTGCTCTTGCATTCTGGCAAAAACTTTATCATATTTACTGCTTCTATCTCTGTGGTAGAGTAATTCTCGCTGAAGAGCTTGCAATGTCTCTTTCAACGAATCGTCCTCTTCTTCCTGCTCCTCTGAAACTGTGGCCTCAGCTTCGGCTTGCTCTTGGGCCAAATTTACGGACTCGTCGGGAACATTTCTTCCCGGCATGCCGTCCATATTATCTGGTGACGCAAGATTTAACCTTATTTCTTCGGCTATTCTATTTACAATTTCGTCGGTAACTGCGGAATCCGAGGTTTCGGAATCAACTACCTCTTGTAATTTGTCCCTATTAAGGGATAAAACTGTGTTATCCAAGCTTTCCATGACCGGAGCACCACCGGGGGGCTGCATCGGGCTTGGGCCTGGAGGCATTGGGGGCGGCATTGGGGGCATACCCGGAGGCCCGGGTGGTCCCGGCGGGGGCATTGCGCCCGGGGGCATGCCTGCTTGCTGAGCGGCTTCCATAGCCTGCTCTTCGGCATCAATCTTTGCCGCTAAACTGTTTAAATCAACTTCCACCTCTTGCCCCTCATCAGGACAGGGGCACAACGCTTCGCCATCTGCTGCTGCTAATGGAGCGACAGGAACACCTGCCATGGCTGCTGGGTCTCCTTCGGCGCCGGGTGGGGGTGCGCCGCCCATAGCTTGGCCCGGTGGCAAAAGCCCCATCGTCGGATCAGGTGCCGGCATTCCGGGTGGTCCCGGCGGCATTCCGGGCGGGCCGGGTGGCATTCCGGGTGGTCCCGGTGGTCCCGGAGGCATCGGCGGCCCTTGTTCTAATATCACCTGTACTGCTCTCTTAATCTCGGGCGAGTACTTTTCGATAATTGATTGTTCCGCACTCTTAAGCGCTGCTTCTCGTAGCGCAGATGCGTCAATAATTGCTTGTTCCAGCAATGAAGACATTGGTTTCTCCCTAAAAATACTTATAAAGTGTAAAAGTAAAACTACTTTAGATCAGAAATAAATAGTATCTTAGTTAACTAAAGCCCATATTTCTACAAAGAAAATGGGGGCACCCCGAAAGGTGCCCCCGAAAACCTCAATAGTGCTAAACTATCGAAATCGATATAATATTACAAGATCATCCAAGAACCAGAAGCAGCGCACATCATTGTTACAGCTTGTCCCAATTCAGTTAACTCCACTTCGCCGGTGAGGGAAGCTACTCCATCGATCGTCTCGCTGGTCGCTGAAGCCTGAATGATTCCCTTACGAGCCGCCTGGCCATCCACTCTCTTAAAGATAATGGTATGTCCTGCTCCAACAGCGCTAGAAGCTGGCAAGGTCATGAGGCAATCTGCGCTGGCTTGACAATCAACCAAAATAACACTAGCGGAGGCTGCGATATTTTCGCCTGTACCAACTGTGGTACTAACCTTGAACATGCTAGAATACTTAAGGCTCTGGCCCACGATAAGAGCAGAGTCGGTTTGAACATCGCCACTGAATGTAGATTTCAAGTTCGTATCAATTGCTATAGCAGTCGATGATCCAAGCGTACCACCCTTACCTATAACTAACTTATCAGCACTATCATCTAGGCCTACATGAAAGTCTAAAGCATTGCCATCAAACAGCAAGCTGGCGTCTTCTGCGCCGGCGTCACCGATGACAAGCGTTGGTGTTACGCCGCCAAGCACCATACCTGCAGCAGGAAGTGCAAGACGAAGTTGATCGGTTCCGTCCTCATCGTACTCGATTGAAGCATCTTTACCGGTACCGAAATAGAACTTTTTGTCATCAGAAAGGACAACATCTCCACCAGAGATAAGAAGGGCATCAGTGCCATCTTCGTCGTACTCTATCGTCACATCTTGATCGGAACCAAACTTGATGCCTTTATCGTCAGCAATATAGATATCACCCCATTCGGCGGTGGCCGATCCAAGATCAGCGCCACCAGCAGCATCAGGAAGAACAGAAGTCTCCGCTGTAAAGATGTTAGTTCTAATACCAGAGGTGCCGTTGTCGATAGCTCCGAAGCCGCTAGTAATAGAACCAGCGTCAAGGGCACCAACTGTGACCATATTTGAGCCACCAACAGAGTGGGCAGCAAAATATGTTGACACAGTATCGACATTGGTCATTCTCATCGTGCCGTTGTCGTTGATCACAATACCGTCACCAGAAGCAACAGCGGTAGTGCCGCGAGCGGTTCCGCCGTCCAAGAGGTTAAGCTCAGCAGCAGTTGCAGAAACTGCGGTGCCGCCAAGAGCTAGCTTTCCAGCCACGATGTCAAAAAGACCATTAGCGCCATCGAGAGTAGCTACGGTAGTGTAGGTACCGCCGACATTGGCACGGAAGATGAGATCTTTGTTTGAGGTGACATTCTCAATATAGAGATCGTCATCGTAAACAGCGAGACCAGCGTCACCGCCGGCACCAAGACGAAGAGAACCAGCCTGCCCAACTGCCACCTGAGAGTTGCCCGGTGCGGAAGCGACATCGACATCAAGACTGAGGAGACCACCAGTAGTAATGTTGCTTGTACCGTTGTCGATGTTTCCGAAGCCAGAACTAATAGCGCCAGCATTAAGAGTGCCGACTGTGGCTACATTAGCCACGCTGGTCAACGCAGTTGACATATAGGTGGCCAACTGACTCGCGTTGACTTTCTTTTCATCATTTGAGTCGGACACCGCTAATTTGTCGTCATCGGCGATTGTAATGCCAGTACCGTCGGTCAAGCCGTCAATGTTGAGATTCGCCGAAACATCAGCGAAAGACAGGTTTCCGGATCCATCGGAAACTAGAGCGTAATTAGCCGAAGAAGCGTCGGCAGTTGGGAGCGTCCAAACTAGGTTGCTTGCCACCGAAGCTGCGGCTTTGAACCCGACATAGTTCGAGCCATTATCGGAATCTTCAGCAAAGCGAAGTTCTGCAACTCCATCAGCATCGTCTCTTGCGAGAGTAACCGAGTGCCCCTTTAGAGCAATGGCGTCATCCGATTGAATAACGAGACTTCCGTCGGAATCACTATGCATGAAAACTCCAGAGTCGTTAAATTGAATTTTGTTGGTGGTAGTTAATGTACCACCTTGTTGAATATCTGCTTTATAAGCCATAAAATTAAATCCTCCTAAAGATTATTATGTTTAAAAACGCGCAATTGCACTGTTGCCAACATAGATCGGCTCGCAGTCACGCGTATTATGCACAGTTAAATAGTCAACTACAAAAGAAAGAGCCTCCCTGTCCGGGAGGCCCTGGAGGATTCAAAAATAGCTTTTTTCTCTTCTACAGATGAGAACGCTGTATTAATGAAATGTAAAGTTTTTTTGCAAATAATATCATATCACATGCCATGTATTTGAACCGTTTGAAACAATGCTGATAGAGCCATAATTTGAATTAATCGTATAAGATGTGATGCCGTCAATAGTATCAGAGCCATTTCTAACGACCAAGATGTTGTTGGAACCTGCATTGCCAGCATCTTTGATAATAAATATTTGACCAGCTGAGACAGAATTCGCTGCCGGCAAATTTAAAGTATGAGTATTGCTGGCTGTATTAACTAGATGGAAGCACGAAGCAGCTGAAATGTTTGCGGATCCGCCGGCCCCAGTATGCATTGTCGTCTTGTAAGCAAGGCCGCTGTTAGTTTCTAGCGTTCCATTGTTAATGATTCTCATGGCATGTGTGTCTGCGCCGCCGAATGCTGTGAGTTTTTCGCCGGCGGCAGCGACATAAAATTCCATCCTTGTTGGTATCTGGTCGTTGGCGATGGTGCCATCTGTAATTGCTGCAATTTTAGCTGCCGGAATGACATCGCTACCATCGGCGCCTCCCCATACAATCATTCCAAGCTCGTCGTTATCTGCTACAGTAGTGTCCGTTGTGCCGGGAGTAGTGTTACGACTCTTGCTGAATAGCAGATGGGCGCCGCCGGCTGCATTGGCATTTTGCTGTATGCAGATCCCTGAGTTTGCGCCAACATTCTGCACATGGAGCATCGAGCCGGCTGGGTATCCGGTAAAGGCGCCGCCGTAGCCTACTCCTGTCTGTCCTCCCGAGTTAATCGAAAACGCTGTTGAAGATCCTATTAGGCCGCCACCGCCATCAATTTTAAACTTATCGCTGTCGCTATCATCAACTCCGAGGCGCCACTTTCCGGAACCGTTAATATCAAACAGAATGTTTGGATCGCCGGCGGAGCCTGCGGACAATGCTATGGTACCGTCTGACTTAAGTCTCATGCGCTCCGAAATGCTAGCGCCGTTTTGCATCAGTCTCCACACAAAGGCAAAATCTTCCGATGTACTTGTGGTATCTGTTAGCTCTGCGTCGAACACGCCGCCAATTTCTGTATTGCCGGGTGAACCTGCGGCGGTTTCGGCCGCGAAAACAAGACCGGCGCCGAATCCGGCCGCTGGTGTTCCTGTTGATTCTGCTGTCAGTTTAAGCATCCCGACGCACCCATCGGTTGCTGGGTTTGCTGCTATAATCTCTAATCCTGTGTTGTGCTGGTGTGATAGCTGTACTTCGCCGTGTTCGCCGAATACAATTGACGATGCATCCGAGCCAATTTCAAGTGTGGTTGAGCTAAACTTTAAGCCAGTTTCTGCGGTTAAGGTTCC